CCTTTTTCTCGCAACCATTCGCCGTATAACGGGAGGTGAATCCCCATTATCAAGCAATAAACTCTGCTGCTCGGAACTCGAGAGCAGACCACGGGTACTGCGATCCAGCAAATCGAGACTAGCTGGTAGCATACCAATGACATTGGGAGTAACCGCATCAGCCCTTTCAGGCCAGATGCGGAGGGCCCAATGGTCCCATGTGAACGACTCACCCTTGCGGGTGCCAGGCGCAGTTCTCGCGAACTGCGGATGGACCTCGTCGAACGACCCAATAAAGGCATCGTCGCCGAATCCGTCACAGATGGTTGGTTCAGTGCATTCGAAGTGTTCCCGGATCCATCGGAGAAGGGCTTGCGCCCGACCGCCGAATGATCGCCGATAGGCCGCATCGCAGACGAAACCGCGTTGCAGCCACCTCATCAGGTTATTGTGGAGAAGAAACAAGTCTCCACAGTCCTTAATAGGGCCTCGAATGTAGAAGGGCGTTACGTCGTTACCGCTCAGGTAATGCTTTCCACAGCTTTCCCTGAACGGCCCGCTGACGTGCGTCTTCTTAGGATTGGGCGTAAAGCCACAACCCTGAAGCGCACACAAAACGGACTCTACGCACACAGACGGGACTACGATATCATCCCCGTATACGAGTAGCCGACGGTCCTCAACAGAAAGGAGAGACATCACAGCCGAACAGATTCCCCAGAAGATCAGGGTTTCCAACTCGAATGTAAAGCCATTTCCCATGCTGCTGAACTTCCGGTAGAGTATCTTCTCTCCGGAGTCAAGAACTCCGAACTGACTTCGGCACTGCTCAAGTGCCTGGATCCAGTCGGGGGGTAGCAGCTGCTCGACAATTCCGATGCTGATTGTGTCGGAAGCAGCCTTCAAGTCGACAGTGGCCAGCGAACCATCCAAGGACCCGACAAGGGCACCAAGCTGATTCGCTGATTGCGAGTTGAGGTTTATACCTACCCTTTTAAGACGAGAGCGAATGACTGAACCGATCCCTTTCTGGAGATACATCCCCATAAGGGGTTCGATTGCGATCACGC